GCTTCTTACTGTTTGCCCGGCCTTGCGAATAGATCTTGTCCCGCATTCCGACCGAGTCGATCGCGGGATCGAGGCGCGTGAGCATCCACTTTTTCAAGAGGTCTTGCGTCGCGCTCATAAACATGATCTTTGTGGGAACGAGATCCATCCAATAGAGGCAGATATTCTCCGCGGCCGCGGACAACCCGAGCTATGCGCCTTTCATGA